GCATCTCGTACACTGCAACAGAGAGCGACCCAACTGTGCCCTCGCGCTTGCGCTGCTCAGCGTCATCGGCCTCCCGCTTGGTCTGCACGATCTCTGGATCAGACATCCATCGCTGTTCCGCGCGGTCGATCACAACAATTAGATACATCAGCCTCTCCTATCGTGCCTTCAGTCCTGCTCGATCTCATCTGCGGTGCGATATCCCCACTGGCATAGTCCAGTAGCGGCGATCTCCCGCGTCTTGGCCTCAATGGCAGCCTCAAGATTTTCTTGCTCGCGCAACTTTTCGACGTTCGCCATGATCTCAAATGGCGTCTCAGTCCGGGCGCCAATCTGGCGCTCCGCTTTGCAGTGTCGGCACTTCGCCCGCAGCACATTGTTGCTCCATCCGCAGTCGCATACCCACTGATCTCCCCACATGGTCCTGCCCTCCTTTGGGATAATCGTTAGAACGGGATGTCGTCACCGGTTGATGGTGATGGCGCGGGTGGCGGCGGGTTCTTCTCCCACTCCTCGCACTGCTTGTCCCAAGCGATCTGCGCTTCGCGCTCTCGCTTAATTTCTTCGCTGGTCTGGTGCCAACTGTGATTGCACGAGCAGCACCGCGCGGTGCCGGTGAGAATGTCGGCCTCGTACTCCTCGTGCCAGCAGACATCTTCCTCGGCGGTGTCTTCCGGGTAGGGATCGTTGGCGTCCCATGGGTGGCGTCCAGAGTGCGTCACGACCAATGCTCCTTTATCGATCATGCACCCACACAGCACGCTGCAACTTCGTCTCCCTCAGCGCATCGAGCGCGGCAGCGTTGGCCTGATCGAGCCGACGCTTCACGACCGCACCCACGACCGCGCTCACGCCGACGTACAGCAACAACACCCAGAGGGGCACTGGCTGCGTTAGGAATTCAATCACGACCAGCCTCCTTTCATGAATTGCGTAGCTGATGCCGCAGCAGATTGACTGCCGCACTATCGACGATCGACTGCTGCGTTGTGGAGTGGCGCACATGCCATGATCCATCCTCCATCAGCACTACAGCGATGAGCGCGCGCATTCGATCAGCGTCAGGTCGCAGCGTGTCGAGAATGTCGGCAGGTGTCGTTGCTGCGCTAGACAATGTTACTATCTCAGCCATCCGATCCTCCCTTCACGTTCGTCCTTTGAACATCCGCCACAACGTCACGAACGACAAGCCGCGAAGCTCCTCGGGCAATGCCGCCCGCGCTTCACCTCGCGTCGGGTAGTCGCGCACGTTGCACCAGATGTTCTTTGCCTTCTCGAACTCGGCACGCATGCTCTTGCGCTTCCATTTGCGGCGCACGCTGGCGGCGATGGCAGCCTTGGCGCCCCGGCGTCCGTGCTCGCGCTGCTTCTCGATGTCACGAGGCACGCCGCCACTGGCCCGGCTCATCATCCATGATACACGACGCTGCCACTCGGTACTGAGATCGCTCGTCGCTCCGCCAATTCCTTCCACAACGATGTGCGCCTTGGAGGCTGCCGCGAGAAGGATCGTGGCCGCGTCACGCGACGACATCACCTTGGCCGGCAGCTCCGCCTTCGGCCTCACGAGCACATCGAGGCGGGCGACCCACGCGATGGTGTCGCGTTGCGTGCCGAGCGCCTTCACCCACTCCGCCCGCGCATCGCCTTTGAACATCTTGCCCGGCTCGCCACGGGTATCGACGCGCATGCGCCCCTTGCCGAGGTCGACATAGACGTGCTCGCAGCCGAACTCGTCGGCAAGCTCGATCTGCTCATCGAGCGGGAGCCGGGCCTTGGATCGCGCAAACGCGATAGCTGTGTGTTTCACCAGGGTCACAAGAAACACATAGCCAGCCCCACTTGAAACGTCAAGCGGCGTGTGCTAGATGATCCTCAGATGCCGAGAGATCGGCGAAGCTATTGAAGGCCACGTTATGGCAAAGGACAGAAAGACACCGGAGCGCGTGGCCGTCGAGGCCATGACAATGGCTATTGGCGCACTGAAGATGTCGGACTCGAAGAATGCTGATTTTGTGGTTGCTGCATTGCAGGATGCGATCGATGCGTTCGACCCGCGTTGCGATCACGAATGGAACACCGCACTTTCGCCTCATGGCGGACTGCAAGCTGAGTGCCGCAAGTGCCACGTTGTTCGCTACACGCAATAGGAACGAGAAGGGCCACGACGATGATTGGCAACTTGGATGGGCTGAGCACGCTCGGCATGACGCGTCGTCTATACGAGGACATGCCCGGCGCTCCGCAGCCGTCCGTTGGAGACCGCGGCACCATCATGTGGAGTGAGGTCGAGGGCACGCCGATGTATAAATTCTGCGAGCGGATCACCGCTGAAATCATGGGTGCGGCGTATGCCGCGTTTCATGACGCGCGGAACACCGCAAACCACACTGATCGCTAATCAGCACGAAAGACCAGGACGATGGATCACGTAAACGAAACAGCAGAGGCCATTGAGGCCGCAGCCGATCGACTGGCCAGAACAGCCGCCGACGTGCGCCGCATTGCGCAGCGCATGCGCGACAGCGGCGACCTAACCTACGCGGGTGAAGCAGCGTCGGCCGTCGCGCAGGTGGTCGGACAATGTCGGCTAGACCTGTTTGTAATTCGCCCGCTGCGCGCTCAGACTGAGAAATAGACGAGAAAGGCCCGTGAGATGAGCGATATGGACAAGCCGCTTGAAGAAACCAGCGAGTTCTTTCTCGTCTACGGATGGGCGGCGGGCCGCGTCCTGAGCGATGCCGACATTGCCGACGTGCAGAAGGTTCTCAGCGACTACAACGACGAGATCGGCGAATCCACGAACGCCTATCACAACGCTCGCGAGCAAGTGCTGCGCGAGATTGGCGGCGAGGAACTTGTGAAGGCTGCGGCAGAGGCAGACGAGTGGCAGTCATCGGTCGCGCTCAGTCGTGCGTTCGAGCACTTCCATCGCAAAAGTGCCGAGTACGCCGCAAGGGCCAAAGATGCACCTGCCGCGTAACACCAAGAAAGGCCGCCATGATGATCAACCGCAGCGAGATAGATCACGATCCGGCATCGACGTTGACGCTGACAGATGAACTGGCTCGGGCGCTGCGCAATCTGATGTCGATGAACGGTGAACCACGTCGCAATGACCGTGCCTCACCGGGCTACCACTACGACCGCGACCTGTTCGAGACCCACGCCGCAGCATGGCGACATGCAAAGCAAGCCTTGGAATGGTACGACCGCACACAGAGCGAATAATTAGAAAGGCCGCCTACCCACCGCAGGGCTACGCGGCTGCCCAACCTCAGGGCAGAGGAATATCGGGGGTGACAGCTCGGAGAGACGGCGCCGAAAACTCAGCAGGATACCCCGCGACAATGGACGTAGGCTCGCCAGCCTATGAAGCGCAGTGCGCAGTCGACACGCGCCGCGAGGCGATGATAGCGGCGGTGGCGCAAGTTCTCATGGACGCAACTTTTGGTAAAGGGACATGGGCGCGGGTTGCACACTCTCCAGAAGGGCAAAGCCTTTGCCTAGTATTTGAAAGACAGGCGCGCGATGCGGTCGCCGTCGTTGAGCAATGGAGCCGCGAAGAAAGGCCACGACGATGAGCGAGCGCTACACGAGCCTGGTTATGACGGTCGAGATAATGGCCGGGACAACTGACAAGCGTGCCGCCGTTGAGTTGGCAATGTTGGCAACGGACATGGGAACAATCGTCGAAGCTAATCAGCGGGGGATCAAGATGCGTGCATTTCCTGGCCATGGCTGGGAGGAAACGCTTGCTGACTTCGAGCGCGACGAAAAGCTGTCGCAGTACCCGGAAGATTGAGAGACGAGAAAGGCCCGTCATGAGCAGAGCATTTGAGATGCTGGCCGACATGGAGCTAATCGAGATACTTCGGCGGCGTGGCTACGTAGTTCGGCACACGAGCGAGGCTCGGCATCCGCTTTCGTGGAACCGCAGGAGTCCCATTCCAGACGGCATCGACTTCAGGGCCGAAGCGGTGGAGAAGATACGCGAGCAGATCATTGCGCCGCTTCTGCACTTCGAGGACCGCAGCGTCAACGGCATAGAGCCGGGTACGTCAGAGACCGTTCACAGCGCATTCCTGCGCATCCTATGAAAGGCCACGACGATGCCGACACCGCAGACTGATGGAGAAGGGACGTTCTTGCTTGATGCGGCGATGAAGGCCCAGCAATGGGAGCGGGCGAAGGGAGAGCTTCGCGCACTGATCGCAATCCAGGGAAGCTACAGCCTTGGCCGTGGTCCAGGCGACGACAGACCAGCGAAATGGCAGCGCCTCCAAGTCCGAGTTGATGAATTTATCCAGAGCGTCGAAGATGACGCTCTTCAAGAATGACACGAAAGGCCAGTTTCCCGCAAGGAGCCGCGACGGCGGATCAAGCGGGCAAGTCGACCTCGGACACAGAGGGGTAGGGATCACCGCCGAAACTGGTGCGACTTGGTGACGATCAAAACGAGCGTCACCGCTGGGATGCCGGGCGGCAGCGTCAACACTCGCCCGGCTGCACAACACGAAGGCCCGCGACGATGGTGAAGAAAATCGAGTACGTCGAACGTCACGTCGGGCCATGGATTGAGATCGGGCACCAGTTGATCGAAGCCACCGAGCGCGACATGTATGCGATTGAACTACCTGATGGTACTTTGTACCCGCGACGACGGTGGCGCACGGCCGAGGCGGCCGGTCGATTTCTCGCGACTGCTGCCGACATCAAATGCGGCGCGGTCGTGAGTGTGCCGCGCAACCAAACCTGAAAGGCCGCGACGGATGGATAGGTTAATCTACTCACCAACCAACAATCGTTCGTGGCCCTGAAAATTTACCGGACGAACCGCATCAGACCTGCGAACAACCTCGTTTCTGAACGATTCCGTCGCTGCCCCCACTTGCCGCACTTGCTGCGACGTCTCGACAAGCAGCATGGGCAGGTGAGCTAGAGAGCAATCCCACCGATCTATCTCCTCGCCGGTTTGAGGGTTCGTTCCCCGCAGACATGACCACAACGGACATTTGTGGCACACGGCAGACATCGCCTTTTTGTGCAAGGGACAGACGAGGTTTTCAGGCCCCATGGGAACTTGGCGCATGTTCGTCAGTCCTTTGTAGCAAGGATACAGTCAACGTAAGCCACAGCAAAGTCCATGGCCGTGCCGGAGCCTGTTGAGGCCGTGACACCGGATGCCATGGTGTGAGTGTGGGAACTTTCGTCTTTTGTCTTTCCAAGAGTTGGCGTGTCCGGTCCAGAGCTGAGCACATACGAAAATGCCGAGCCTGGATTCCAAGTGTATGCCACAAACTGAGTTGACGAGTTCAAAGTTGAGTTGTTTGTTCCCAGAGAAAACATCACGTGGCTATGCGCCGATCCACCACTTGTCGTCAGCGTTCCAGGCCCATGCGTATGACTCGGCAAGTTGGCCTCCGCAATGGTTCTTGACGTGAACACGCTGGTGAAGTCTGTCGATCCTCCAGATGAAGCAGCACCGGACACGATTCGCAACGCCTTGTTGTTGTGCG